TCTCACTCAAAGGAGGAAAACTAGACCCAACACCAAAAGGAGCACCGTTTGGCGGCACACCATCGCCGACCAAGTATCCTTTATATCCAGTTGCTAGTGGTGTTTCGTATATTACGTCTGCTGTTATACCACTGGAAACATCTAAGTCATCTACATCTACACTTACAATACTTACACTTGCATCATCGTTAACTTGTATTGTATAGAATTGTTGAGTAGCGTAACCTGCATATTTTACATCGTCATTTGCTTGTGCTATCACTGCATCATTGATTTGCATTTCAATTTCAAATGTTGACATAATATCTCTGAGTGTTTTATCTGATCCTTCAGCAGCAGGTAAATCTAAAATATCTTTGTATTCTTGACCGTCGTATATCTGTTTGACTTTTAACCTATACAAGTGTGGGTACCAAGTTTGGCTAAAGCCCTCACTTGCTCTAGTAACATCTTCTATAACATAAAAACGTTTCAATGCTATATCTAATTCATTTGCTGCATATTCGTCTATCAAATGAGGCAATTCTATTACATCGCCTGGCATGAGTTTTCTGCCTATTGTTTTCACACTGCTGTTTATGTGTACTGTGAGAAATAATGTATCATTGCTAAGAAATAAGCCAAACTGACTCAAATCAAAATCATTATCCTGTACATTGTAATGACCTCTTATGGTATATACATCTCTATCATACTTTCTGTCTCTATTTTCTAAAAACAGCAAATCTTGGATGTTAGTTTCTTTAACTGCATCGTACTGAGGCTGATCTGATGTAGCATCGTCATCAGATGGATTATTAGGTCCTAGATATTTGTGAATAACAAAATCAGTACCACCAACAGTGAACATTTCGTAGATAGTATTATCCAAGAATGTGTAATCTTTTGATTTTTGTGGTCTATATAAACTTAGCTTTGGCATACGTATATTTAGCATAAATACTTATGGAGACAAACTATGAGCAATACTACTGCATACCAAGAAATATATGATTATGTTGAAACCTTTTTAGGCGGAGGCATGGTTGATGTTGAATTAGATCCTGTACATTACAAAACTGCATTAAGCAAAGCATTGAATAGATATCGTCAACGCACCGAAAACAGTGTAGAAGAAAGTTACATAACTATTAGTTTAGAACAAGACCAAAACGAATATACATTGCCACAGGAAATAATTGAAGTACGTAAAATTTATAGACGCAGTGTTGGTAGCAGATTAGGTGGTAGTGCTGATGGTGGTAGTTTGTTTGAACCATTTAATCTTGCGTATACAAACACATATTTGTTAGCAGGCAGCGGTATTGGAGGCCTAGCTACATATGATTTCTTCGCACAACAGCAAGAATTAGTAGGACGTATGTTTGGTAGCTTTATTGAATTTACATGGAATACAAGCAACAAAAAATTAACACTGCTACAACGTCCTAGAGCAGACGAAGAAGTACTGTTATGGTGCTACAATTACAGACCTGATTTTGAATTGTTGAAAGATTACAAAGCAAATCAATGGGTAAAAGATTACACACTTGCAAGTTGTAAATACATGCTCGGAGAAGCACGTAGCAAATTCAGCACTATAGCTGGCCCAGGAGGTGGTACTACACTTAATGGAGATACACTCAAAGCCGAAGCTCAAGGTGAAATGGAAAAATTAGAAAACGAACTAGCAACTGCACTAGCAGGTGGCACTGGTTATGGTTTTATTATAGGTTGACAAATAACAATTTTTATTTTATATTAAACTATGAATAAAAAGAAGCTGTTGGTAATCGGACACGGCAGGCACGGCAAAGATACTGTCTGCGAAATACTTAGAGACAAATATGGATATAGTTTTGAAAGCAGTAGTCAATTCTGCTCAAAACTTTTTATCTATGACATGTTAAAGAAAAAATACAATTATTCCTCTGAAGAAGAATGCTATGCAGATAGACATAATCATAGAGAAGAGTGGTACAATGCTATATGCGATTACAATGTGCCGGATGCTGCTCGTTTAGGTAGAGAAATATTCAAAGCTCATGATATTTACTGTGGTTTAAGAAACAAACGTGAGTATTTTGCAATGCGTAACACTAATGTTTTTGATTATGCTATATGGGTAGATCGAAGCGACTACTTACCGCCAGAGTCAAAAGACAGTATGACATTAGAACCTTGGATGGCAGACTTTCATATTGATAACAATGGTACACTTGAGGATTTAAAATTTTGGATTGACGAACTTTTTAATTCCAAGTTAACTGCGTAGATAACACCTCAAAACCCCTATTTTCTCCTCTGATCTGCTAAATAATAATACAAAGTATTATCCATGAGGAGAACAAACAATGGCACTAACATCACCCGGTGTTCAGGTTAGCGTAATTGATGAGAGTTTTTACACTCCAGCTGAACCTGGTACAACACCAATTATATTTGTAGCATCAGCAGAAAACAAGCTGAATGGCGGAGGTACAGGAGTAGCACCTGGTACACTCAAAGAAAACGCAGGTAAAGTTTACCTAATGACATCGCAAAGAGATCTCGTAGAAACATTTGGAGATCCAACATTTGTTACTGATGTAAACAACAATGTTGTACAAGGCGGTGAACAAAACGAATACGGATTACAAGCTGCATACAGTTACCTAGGCGTAAGTAACAGAGCATATGTAGTAAGAGCAGACGTTGACTTAAACAGTCTAAACGCAAGCTCATCACCAACTACTGCAAATCCAAAAGACGGTACTTGGTGGTTAGATACACAAACAACAGAATGGGGTATCTTTGAATGGGACGGTTCAGCAGCTACAACTGAAACAGGTCAAACATTTTTAGCAAAAACTCCAATTGTTATTACAGATAAAACTGATCTAGTTGGCGCAGATGCAACAAACGCACCAGGCGATTGGGTTGGATCAAAAGGTGATTATGCAGTAGTAACAACATCAAACTTGATAAAGTTTTACTACAAAAACATAGATGATGAATGGGTAATTGTTGGTAGTCCTGAATGGAGTGCAAGTATTCCTACAGTAGAAGGTACAAATGCAATCAGTTCAACTATTGGTAACATTGGAGATACTTTTGTAATTAACGCTAGTGACAGTAGTGCAGAAGCAACACAAATTACACTTTCAGGTAATACTTTGACATCGCTAGTAAGTGACATTAACAATGCAGCAATTGGTGGCGTAACAGCAGAAGCAAGAAATAACAAACTGGTATTGCTAAACGATCGTAGTACAAGTGACACAATTCAGCTAGTTGATGGTGCAGGACAACCTCTTGCAGCAGCAGGCATTGAAGAAGGCTTCTATCTTGCTCCAAAACTACAAATAAGCAAGCACACAGAAGTACCACTGTTTAAAACAAACGACAGTGACACTAGACCAAGTGGTAGTGTTTGGATCAAATCAACAACTCCTAACTTGGGTGCAGACTGGAGAGTAAAACAGTTCAATGGTGATACTGAAATTTGGAACAGAGCAGACTCGCCGTTGTATGCAAGCAACCACAGTGCAATCTACGCACTAGACAGAACAGGCGGCGGCGCAAACATTCCAGTTGGAACTGTATATGTACAAACAAATGCACAAGAACAAACAAACGACAATGCTTATTTCAAAGTCTTTGTAAAACGTGCTGGTGGTGCAACTACTATCACCAGTAACAAAATTACAGCATCAACATTTGCTGGTGGTGCATACAGTATCACAATGCAAGAAAGTTTAAAATCTCAAGAAGCATTAGATAGTGCAAAAACAGTGAGCTTTACAGCAACTGGTCAAACTACAGATGCACAAGTATTTGCAGCTGGTATTAATGCAGCAGGCTTTACTAATGTTGTAGCCAGTGTTGATTCACAAAACAGAGTTGTAATTACACACACATTAGGTGGTGAAATTAGAATGACTGACACTGACAATGCTTTAACATTTGCAGGTTTCGCAGCTTACAATGCAACAACCAAAACAGGTACATTAAACTTACAGTGGGAACCAGGTGAAACAGATAGTAATCCTGAAAAACTAGTTGCAAGTTTATGGTCACCATTGGTTTACACTGCAAGTGATGATGCTCCTACTGCATTAGCAGCAGATGGCGCATTATGGTATAGCAGCACAATTGATGAAGTTGATATGCTAGTACACAATGGTACAACATGGGTAGGTATTAATCACTCATCAAGTCCGTACTACAATGTAGACAGTGCTCAAGCACCAGACGCAAAAGGTCCAATTATCAGTGCAACAGAGCCAGAAAATGGCGATCGTGCAGACAACGGTAACTTGGTAACTGGTGATATTTGGATTGATACAAGTGACTTAGAAAACTATCCACAAGTGTACATTTACAATGCAACATTGACAAAATGGGTACTGATTGACAACACAGATCAAACTACAGAGAATGGTATCTTGTTTGCAGATGCACGTTACAACACAAGTGGCGCAAACAGCGACGAAGCAGGAGATATTGAAGACCTAGGCGCAAGTAACTACTTGGACCCAGATGCTCCAGATCCAGCACTGTATCCAAAAGGTATGTTGTTATGGAACCTACGTAGAAGTGGATTTAATGTAAGACGTTTTGAACGTAACTATATCGATGTTACTGATGACAACGAGCGTTTTGGCGACGAAGCAATGGAAGAATATTATCCGCATCGTTGGGTTACTGAATCAGGTAACCAAGCTGATGGTGCAGGTACATTTGGACGTAAAGCACAACGTAAAGTTATAGTACAAGCGTTACAAGCATTAATGAACAGTAATCAAGATATCCGTGATGACGAATCAAGGACATTTAACTTGATAGCAACACCAGGTTATCCAGAACTAATTGGTGAAATGATCACACTAAACTTTGACAGAGGCTTAACTGCGTTTGTTGTAGGTGACACACCGTTTAGACTAACATCTGACGCAACTAGTTTAGAAAATTGGGCAACCAATCAAGAACTAGCAACAGAAGATAACGATGACGGTCTAGTAACAAGTGATGAGTACTTAGGTGTATATTATCCAAGCGGTTTAACAAGTGATAATTTAGGAAACAATGTTGTTGTTCCTGCATCGCACATGGTACTACGCACATTTGCACTTAATGACCAAGTTGCTTATCCATGGTTTGCACCAGCAGGTACAAGACGTGGCGGCGTAACAAATGCTTCAAGTGTAGGTTACATTAATGCAGAAGACGAATTTGTAAGTATTGCACTAAATGAAGGACAGCGTGATACATTGTACAGACACAATGTAAACCCAATCACATTCCTAAATGGTGCAGGACTAGTAGTATTTGGACAGAAAACTCGTGCTAGAAATGCAAGTGCATTGGATAGAGTCAATGTTGCAAGACTAGTGGTTTATCTACGCAGCCAGTTGAATCAACTTGCAAAACCATATCTATTTGAACCAAATGATAAAATCACACGTGACGAAATCAAAGGACAGGTAGAAAGTTTAATGGTTGAGTTAGTGGGTCTTAGAGCACTATATGACTTCTTGGTTGTATGTGACGAGACAAACAACACTCCTGCAAGAATTGACAGGAACGAACTTTATGTAGATATAGCAATTGAACCGGTAAAAGCAATTGAATTTATTTACATTCCTCTACGTATTAAAAACACAGGGGAGATCGCAGGTCTTTAAAAAAGTTAGGGTCAAGGAAACTTGGCCCTAATTAGATAAATACTTGTGTATAAGGAGAACAGTAGATGGCAATCTCAACATTAACAAAAATTTCGGTACCGTTAGCAAACGATAACAGCGCAA